GCTCATTCCCGCAGGTCGGTTTACCGACCCATCACAATCTGCTAGATTGCGATGCCCCTACGTTTAATGCTGAACGACGTAGGACGTTCTTGGCTGTCAAAGCGATCCACAAGATCCTTTTGGCGAAGAGAATCATGGAACCACTCGAGAAGACCGGCTTCTCCGTCAACGCGGTACTTAGTACCACGAGGACGAAGAATCGGCACACGCCTGGTGTAATACTGGAGGTCGTTATTCCAACGAATTCCATTGTGTATCACATCGAGGAAGGTGAACTGAGTCAGATATCCGACACTTTCGTGAGAGACGTCTAATTCAGGATCTTCGGGAGTAACCTTGGTTTTTGGGAGACGTATGAGGGATTCCAACTCCTCATCAACATCCGCCACCAGAATCCACAAACCGGCTAGGTAACACCGGTTTCTGAATTCTACCAAGGCTGCAATTTCAGCTGCATCATCGCGAGAGCTTGGAAGCTCATGGCGGAGTCTAACTACTGACACATCCGTGCCAGCGTAGTATTCCGCGCCACATGACTCTCTGAAGCTTCCGCTCCAGAATGACTTGGCCTGATTGACCTTCGCACCGAAGTGCTCCAGCCAGTCAACAACGCGATCGACTGTGTCGATAGGGACAATGATGTCGTCCCCGTAGACAGACAAGAGTCCAGGAAGTTCCTGGACTTTCAGTCGGTTATTCCGGCTGTCCTCAATTCCGCACGTAGCTAAGATCGTGAAGATCATAGCTTCGATAGGGAATGTGAGAGCAGAACCCATTGATGCAAATTTCTGCAAGGGAATCACTCCCCTTTCAGGAACTTGCGCGCGGTGAGAGCGAGTAGCCCAAACGAAGTCCCACAAGTGGGGCCAGCGTTCAAGCATCACTTTCACTAAGAACCAATGAACGCGGTCAGAAGCCTCGCTGAGGTCAAGCGTTGCCATCGAATGGTCAATGCTTGCTCTCTGGGCAAGGTTCTGATTGCGAGATTGGTCCTGGAACCCTAGCACCTTCTCAAGGGTGCTGCGGCCAATCCACTCATAGATCTCCCTTTTGAGACCCTGCTGCGCATATTGCATCGCAGAAGGTTCAATAGATATGATCCTGGGTGTGGCCTGGGTCTTTGGCACTGTAATTACCCTGACGGGTAATTCAGTATCAATGGGTACGGGCACAACCTGTTCAGCTGGATATACCGAATTAACGGTATATCTCCATTGGGGAAAGACTTCTTCAAGCCTTTCAGTCCAATAGTTGTAGTCTCGTTTCTCCTTCTGGGAGATTGATTCCGCAACAGCTCCAGGTCCGTGCTTGGGGATAAGCTCAAAATTGGCGACCTTAGTCTCCAAAACTGAGAACATATCTCCAAACAACTTCTGGCTGATCACTCGAAACTTATTCAAGCGATCGGGGTCAAGGCGACCCGGTAAACCAAGAAGTTGACCGTCGGTACGGATGAATTGATCAAACGCGGCTGCATCCCTTTCAGGGGTGCAGTCACGCTCGATCTTGTGAGATAGGTAGCAAACCTGTCTCACAGCCCAGATACAGTCAGTATCTGGGTCATCCAACAACCGCCCGTCCTTGTGGAAGATTCGGCTGAGGAAACCTGACATAAATGTCGGGAGACCTCGGGACCTCTTGAAACCAAGAGGCTCTTGAGCCGGCCAGGAGCCCTCGTCCAACGCTCTTTCGAGAGTTTTGGCGAACTTCGGCAGGGTGATCGTAAGAAACGAATCACCTTCTTCTTCCCATCGTGCAGTGATGTACGAGACATCAAGCAAGATGCCAATCGAGCAATGTTGCGCTGCAGAGCGCAACGTTGAGAGATGGAGAGTTAGTAGGCTTTTCATCGTACCCCTTTCGAGGTGGTCGAGTCCTGCTCTTACTAGCTCTACCGATCCTGTTACCTAACTCAGCCGCCGCGAGGCAACTGAGATGCCCACAATGCAGACAGTGATGAGAATCGAGGTGACGAGCGTGCCGAAAACGAGAACGAGTTCGGTCATCGCTCCCCACCAAGGATCTTATCAGTGTTTGCGCCAGTGGTAGCGGTCCAGAAGTCAGCAGTATCAAGCACGAGTTGCTTGAGCTGCGCCTGAGTAAAGCCCCAAGGGGCGTGACTCACGCTGATGGTCACAACCGCGTTGACATTGGAGTTGATCGCCGTGAGGGGATCAGCCGCAATCTTCGTGGAAGTGTTCGACATGAAACGACGGACACGCTTCGAGGTAGACGAACCTCCGACCCGAATCTGACTCGTTGCATCAGCAATAGAGTACACATTCTGTTCGGTACCAACAGCCACCCGAGGGTGGTTGGTGGCAACGTTGTTTACCTTGACGGAAATAGGATCAGCGAGCATGAGAGCCCTCCTGTTGGTTTGGAATTGCGTGGGTAGTAAAAGTTCGGATTAAGCACCGAACCACAGCTATCACTTGAGCTTTGTGAGCCCAAGCGCGCCAAGGATTCCCAACTGACCTACTGAGAGGGCAGATGTTCCACCTGTTCTGAACCCATAAGGATTCGCACGAATTCTCCGCTTGTAAGTCGTAGTCGAAATGAAGGAGGCACTTGCCGGAAGATCCGGCCAGTAGTCACCATCAAGCGCCTGCGCTCGCGTACGGGGAACTCCGGTCATGTCAACGGAAAGAAGATCTCGATAGATCGTCTTTTCCATGGCATAACCATAGTGCATCACTAGTCGATCGGATGAGGCCAATTCATTGGCCTTGATGGTGTCTCCAATCCGGAGACTCCAGTCGATCAACCAGGACCAGGGAGCCAACTCCCAGAGGACTGAAGGGGTGAGCTTCGTATTCACAAGTTGGTCTAGACGATCCAAGAAGTTCTTGGGGTCAAAACCAATCTTGAAGAAGTTCGTAAACTCACCTTCAAACCACTGAGACCGCTCACGTGTTCGAAGCACATATGCTAGCGCACCAGATGGACCGGTAGCGACACCCACAACCCCCATAGGCAAACCGAAGTTTGTCTCACGGAGACCTGGGTAATCGTACCGCATCTTGTTCGCTGGCAAATCGTGGAATTCTTCGAAATCACGAAAAGCAGGGATCCCATAGCGTCTGTGAACTCTCTGGCCTCCGCCAGTAAGGAGTTCGGTAGCACCCGCGAGGGCCTTACCTGCATTGATGATGTCGTTGATTAGCGGCTTCCAGCCGAACTCAACGTTCAGATAATCTGATCCCACTCCACGCAAGACTTTTGCTGAATTCTTAAAAGATTCCAGCGCTAGTCTTGGGAGCCCCTCGCGGAGCTCACCTAGGAATTGGGCAGCATCAAATACAACAGACGTAGGTGCCGACCTTGTATAGGCTCGTTGTGCAAATGTGGGCAAATCCGCCCCTGGATTCCAGGAGTTAGGACGTGCACGCAAGAGCAAATCTCCAGCAACGCTGGGGACTGGAATGGATTTCTCGTACAAGACGGGAGTCCAGTTCAGTCCTGACGAGCTCCTCGACATGAGGGTGCTCGAAAAGAACGATCCATCCAAGGTATACTTACTCAGTGAAAAGGCGTGACCACGATCGGCCTCGCCTTCCGCTGTCATACCACGCTCAGCAAGCCGAGCTTGATATGAATTCTTGGACACTTGTCCAAGAAAGTAAGCATAAGGATCGACGCTGATGTCAGATTGCTCGAAAGCAATATGAGCATCGGATGAAGGGCGGCCACGAAAGCCAACCAACACAGCGTCATCCCTGACTAAAGGACCTTCCGACCAAACACCGTTGATATTACGCCTTCGCATAATATCAGCATTGTTGGAGAAGTATTCCTTGTAGTACGGCATCTATCCTCCTTATGGAAATGGAGCTCTCTCTCTATACACAGTGTAGAGAGTATCGATTGGCATCGACGGGAGGGGTTTCCTCGTGGGAACCCC